GTATTTGTCCTGATTGATTAGGAACGAATAATTCTGCACCTTGCTCTCCAACCATATAAGGTTGACCTTTTTGAACTGAACCACCTGATGCTCTTTTCATTGAACCACCACTTGTACTTAAAAAACCACCACCACCACCACCGATAGCGTTTAAAAAAAGTTGTAAAGCAATCTGTCTTTTAAGATTAGTATTTTGTTTTCTTATTAAATTATCTTTTTCAGCTTGTACTTTTTGATCTTCTTTGCCTAGTATTTTTTGTATTCCTAATAAAACTATATATTCTATTTGTTGTGCAATAATATTTACCATTACATTTTGTGCTATTTGTTTTAATGTTTCAGCAAAGTTTTTTCCCATCACAAAAGTTTCTGCCATTGCTCTAGACATTTTTTGCACTCCCTCTACTACACCTTTCGAAATAGTTTTATGAATATTTTCAAAACTATCTTTCATATTCTTAACACGTTTATTAACATCTTCTTTTAAAACCTCGCCTACCTTTTGAAATATATTTTTTTGTTTTTCTATTTCTTTTGTAGCCTCTTCTAATTTACCTTTAGTGATAGGAATTTCAGGAATTTTAGGTACAGGTATATTTAATAATTCTCTTAACTGTACATATAAATCATAAGACACGCCTATTGCTCTATTTAATGTTTCTAAAAGTTTCGTTATTCCTGAAACAACTACACCTAATCCTTTTCCTAAAGTTTGAATAACAGGGTCTAACGCTGTTAAAGTTTCTGCAAGTGTATTATTCATTTTAGTTAACGCACCACTAAAACCAGCTTGTCCTATGTCGTCTAAAGCACCCCTAAAAGCAATTCCCAAATTAGAAGATGAAGTTGAAAGGTTATCTAATTTTTGTTCCGTAGCACCAGCAAACGCTTTATCAAAACCTACTTCTAATGCAGTTAATATTTTTCTAGCACCCTCTGTTGATTGTCCAAATTTTGCAATTTCTAATCTAGTAATTCCTAATTGTTCTTCTAGTATTTTAAATACAGGAACACCTCTATCAGCAATTTGGTTAAGTTCTTCTAAACCTAGTCCACCTTGAACACCTCTTGAAAATACTCTAGTCATAGAATCTAAAGTACCTATTTGATCAGTTGTAACAGCAGCAGTATCAGTGAACACTCTTAAAAGTTTTTCAGTAGGATCAATACCTGATGCTTTCAATGTTATGAATGAAGTTGTTAATTGCTCTACGCTGAATTGAGATTTCAAAGCAAAATTTGTTATAAAGTCAAAAGCTTCAGCACCTTTTTTAACACCCCCTGTAACTGATGAAAGTGAATCTCGTAAATCTTCAAAGTTCGCACCTACATTTGCGATACCTCTTAAAGCAACAGCACCACCCAAAGTAACAAAAGCACCTTTTAAACTAAATACAGCATTTTTAATTGAAGCAAGTCCACCTTTAACAGATCGTAAAGCACCTTTAGTTTTATCTTGTGCTAATATGTTAATTTTTAAATTTGCCATTATCTATGTTTGCTCTTTGTTATTTCTGCCTGTTGTTCTTCTTGTTCTAAAAGCATAAATCCTAACCAGTGATTATACTCCCAAACTTCCATTTTGAGAAGTTCAGATAAAGTTATTTTTAGCCTATCTGCAACGATAAGTAAATTTTTTAATTCTATGGAATTTTTTAGTTTTTTTTTACTTGCTCTGGAGTGATGGCTTGTACCATAGCTGACGATATTCTTGAAAGAACGTCAGAATCTACTTTATACATTAGTGCTAGTTTATCTTCTGCCTTGAACACTTTCTTGCCATCTTTATCTAAAGACTTCATAACAACAATGTCTGCAAGAATACTTACATCATTTAAGTTATCAGACTTTTTAAATAAAGTATTTTTTTCAGATAAGTTTATAGGATTCCAATACAATATTGTTGCATTGCCATGTTCGTCTTTCCATTCAGGTACTTCAATAGATTGAACACCTAAAGATTCAAAATGCGATTTCGCAATATCAATAACTGACATAAATTAAGATTATACAGTTCCTATTGTAAGTGCGCCTGTTCCTTGAAAAGTTACGTTTCTAGAAATTACTGCTTCCATTGAGTTAGTAACTGACATTCCTGTAACTACTCCTGTACCAGCAAAACTTCTATCGCCAGTTGCGTTACCCTCTGGTAATAAAATAAAAGCTAATGAAGCACCTACTACCAAATTAGTTTGTGGTGTATCAGTTTCATCAAAATTCATTTCTAATGTACCAGAAAATGAAGTACGACCAGCTAAAAACGATTTTGTTGCGTCTGTTAAAGCTGTATCTTCTACTACGTCTGCTGTTGTTTCTAGTGTAAACCCTGTTAGTTCCCCAACACCAGTTCCACCAACTGTTACAACTCCTTCTTTTCCGTGATGTGTTGCCATGTCTTTTTATCCTTGTTAGATTTTGGTTTAGTTTCTTTTTCTTGCTTATACCCTAGACTTAAAAAATGTTCAAGATTAGATTCATTAATAACTATCTCTGAATTACCTTTATATAATTTAATATCTTTAGCCATAAGTCCTTTTATTCTTTTTCTTCATCTTCGTCAAGATTATTGAACTCATCAAGCTCAGGAAAATCTTCTATACTTTCATCATCTTTATAACGATCTATTTTTTTTCTACAATCCATTATTATTAAAGATATTTCATCTACTAATTTTTCAACATCATCTAGCTTGTTTTCTACTTTGTCTATTAACTGATCTGCTTTAGCCATTATGGTGTACCTGATTGATATTCATACATACATCTAATCGTCATTCTAATTCCACCAACAGGAAATAAAGAACCCTCGTCAGTTTCTACTTGTATAACTTCCGAATCAAGTGCGTTACTATCTCTTGTAATATCAGTTTCTAAAGCTGTTTCAATAGCAGTGATCAAAGCGTTTCTTAGAGTGTCTATGTTATCATCTGACCCTTTAACAAAACCTAATACAACAAAATCTATTGTACCTATTCTAGTTCTTGCACCACTACCCATCTCTGAATCATCTCTATTTTCTTCAGACGTTTGCACTATTACTGCTGGATATTGTTGTGCAGATAGTTCGTCAATATCAAAAGGTTGTCTTGTAGCTTTCTTAATATCTGGACTAGATATATTAGATATGACTGACAATAAATTACTCGCTATGTTTTCTCTTACGCTCATATTCTTGCTTTCTTTAATTCTTTTTCAATAAATCTATTGAATTGTTTGTTTATAATCTTTTCTGTCGTATTATTAAAGCCAAAAAATTCTCTTTTAGGTCTATTCATAACTTGATTCCATAACGCTTTATTTCTTTCTTCTGCTCTAGCAAAGCCTAAAGTAATTTTATGTTTGCCTGTTTTTTTTAATGCTTGATTAGGAGTTAAAGCACCTAACATTTTTCCAGAATACCATAAATCAACATTAGTAGGTTTCCCCTCTTTTTGTAATCTTTTTAAATAACCCTCACTATAAGGTGCAAAAGGTTTGCTGTTAAAATCAATTCCTTTTTGTGTTTTAGTTCTGATTATATCTAGTAATTGAAAACCAGCTTGTTTGACACCTTTGTCTATTGCTCTTTCTAATGCACTTTCAAATTTATCAACTTTTCTAATTACTTCTTTAGAATTAGTTTGAGTTTTAATCTTAATACCTTTAGCAAAATTTCCTAAACCTCTTTTAATTTTGTTAACTTGACCTTGTGGTATTTCTGCTTGTTTGGTATCTTTTGAGATAAGTTTTCTAATACCAATTCCTGTTGCAACTCTTTTAAGAATTAAAGGAATAGCCATTATCTAATTAATCTTCTAAACCCATGTAAAGGCTCTCTTTCATTAGACACAATAGTCCCATCTGCATCTGAATCATACTCTACGCCATCTTCCAATATCATTCTCCATTCAACATTGTATTGCGACATATAATATTCTGCCATTCTTTCAAATCTATCTTTTTCTGTTTCTGGTCTAAATTTAGTTAATGCTGGTAAATAGAATCTTCCAAGAAATAGATAAACACCAGCACGTTCAAACTGATCTAGGTTAACTTTTGTATTAACCATCTCAGCAGTATTTAAAACTGTAATATCAGTA